GCGTCGTCAATGCCTTGAAGGCTGGACCGCACCACTTGGCGCACAGCGTCGGGGCTGCTGAGCGCTTGGCGTGGGACAGCTTCGTTGGAAGCCATGGGGGCGCCGAAACGGTCATTGCGCATGATGCCGCCGACCGCATTGGTGCCGGTGTCATCGCGGCCCAGATTGCCGCCCATTGTGCGCCGGGCTTCCACCGCCTGCATCCATCGTGGGTCGTCTATCGTATTTTCCAGCGAGGTGGATATGCTCCCAGCAGCCGACGCCAGGCGGTTATCTCCCGCCATACTGGCGCGGCCTGCAATCTCACCCAGCCGCGCGCGGATGTTCTGCGCTTGCGACAAATCCACAGCCCGCAGGTTCGCAATGTCGTCAATGACGCTCTGCAGCTCGGCAGGCACGCCGCCGCCGCCCTGGGCTGGGTCAAACATCCGCGTGGCCGCGCGCGCATCTTGCAGCACCGGCTGAACCGAATAACGCGACGTGTTGCGGTCCCGGGCAAGGTTGAACAACTGATCCACCCGCGCGCCCATGCCCTCCTCAGCGCCTTGGAGCGCCCGGCGAATGGTAGCGCCGCGAACGTCTGGCGTGGCGCCGTCGCCCATGGCCTCAATTGCCTGCGTGCGCGTGGCGTTTCGGGCGAAGTCCGCATCACCCATGGTGGACTGAGCAATCGGCCCCAGTGCGCCAGACCGAACGCTGCTTTCCACCCGCAACAGGGCAGGATCGCGCGCCGCCTCTCCAAATGTGGGAACGCTCTCAGGTAGCCGGTTGCCGGTATCCGCCAACCCCTGCTGCAGCCGCGTGGCCAGCGTTTCTGGCGAAGGCGTTGAGCGCAAATGCGCTTCAGCCACGATGCGCTGGCGCCCCGCTTCGGTCAGTGGCTCAAGGAGCGATGAGGCCAGCCTGCCGCCGCCGCGCAATAGCTCCGCGCCGCCCGCTGCGGTCACGCCGCCGCCCAAGTTTGCCGCAAGCTGTCCGACCGGGCCAGCGCCGCTTTCGACCGCACCCTGCTGCGCTACGCCGCCACCCGCGCCCGCTGCGATCTGCGTGGACATTGGGGTTAGAAGCATCTGAGTCAGCGGGCCAGTGGGCGCAGCCAGGTTGCCCATGGACGCCGGGGCCGCCATTGGCCGTGCCGCTGCACTGGCCTGCGCCACAGATTGCACAGCCCCCGGAGCCCTTGCGGCTTGCAATGCCACCCCAGCGCCCATGCTGGGGATGATGGATGCGGCACCCTCAATGCCCGCGCCCATAATGCGCTCGGCTGGCGTGGCAGGCTCAGGGGCGCCGGCAGCATCCAAAACGGAACCGACGTTCTCGCGCGCAGTTCGCACGCGCGGTAACTGCCAGCTCGGGCGCGGCTGCTCGCCTGTCACCAGTCCAGAAAGCGACTGTTCACGCGGAGCCAGCGAATTTAACGCATCAACACCCATGTTGATGATGCCGCCGGCCGCGTCGTAAAGCACGCCGGGAATGGCCGCCAAGCCCTGCGCCGTCGCGCGCGTGCCTAGGCCGATCTGGCGCATGCCCTCATCGGGCGGGCGTGGTGCAGGCGCGGCAGGAACCGGCCGCCACATAGCGCCATCATTGAACAAGTCCTCGCCAGTCTGCGGGTTGCGGGCGCGCTGCGCCGGCGCCCATTCGCCCTGCGGTGAAATGACCAGGATTTCGCCGGTTTCCCGGTTGATGGCGACATTTCCGCTCATTGGACCACCTCAAAACCGGGGGGCAGTTGTGGCGTGCCGCTCGCATTGCCTCGGTTGCGCGCGCGGTCAATCATACCGGGCGGCCTTGGCGGCGCAGGAGGAGGCGCGGCGCGGGCCGCAGGGCCGCTCATCAGTACCTCCATGTCGCTGTCGCCAAAGACTGGCGGCAGCGCGTCCAGCCGCTCCATCAGGTCAGGCTGCCCCACATGGCGGCGCCAGATGGCGGCCTCCTCAATGCGGCGGCGAGCCAAGCGGCGGCCCATGTCCAGCAGCGCGAGGTTGCCGTCACGGGTATTGCCGAGGCGGGGCACAGCCTGGAGGAAAAGGCGCATTTCGTAATCAGTCGTCGCGCCGCTGCCCGGGATGCGCTGCAGGCCGGCAAGCTGCCCGGTCAGCGCGTTGAGGATTTCAGCCTCTGACGTGCCCGGCACCTGCACGCCAAACGAAGCCAGCGTTTGCCCCACCGCCGGAAGGAAGCGGGCGGCCTGGCCTTCCGGCACCGCGCGAACGGCGCGCTCGGTGCGGTCAAGCAGGCTGATAAGAGATCGAGCCTGCCCCTGGCCTTCATTGATCGCCTTAAGCGTGTCGCTGTCGGCCCGCATAAGCGAGGTTTCCGGGCTGACGTTGACGTTTGTTTGAGCCGGCTGCCCGCGCCGCTCCAACAGCCTGCGGGCCTGAGCCTCATATTCTGGTGTGCCTGGCGTGTAGCCAGACGCACGCAATAGGCGTTCAGTCTCATCCGGCTGTTGCGGGCGCTGCCGATATCCTGGGATTTCCTCCAACGTGCCAGCCGAATTGAGCCGCATGCCCTCGGGAATTGGCCCCCGGCTGCTGCTTGGCCCTTCCTGCGGCGGCATCCGGGCGCCGATAAACGCCAGCGTCCCATCCGGGCGGCGCTCATAAGTGCCTGGGCCTTGCGGGCCGTTGATTTCGACAGTCGGGTTGGGAGTCTGCCGACGTTGCGCCTGCTCATATTGCCATTGCAGCCCAGGCAAAAGGCGCGTCGCCGCCGCGTTTCCGCCGGCCGCCAGAGCCTGGACTTGTGCAATGTAGGCTGCGGTCGGGGCGCCGCTGGGCGCGGATGCTGGGCCAGGGCTCGGCGGCGGCGCGTTGGAGGCGGGGCCGGCATCTGTCGCGGTTGGTCGGCCTGCGTATTGTGTCCCGGCGGGTGCCATCGGGCGCCCATTCTCCACCACCGCCATCGCGTCAATAAGCCGGCGCCTTACAGCGGGGTCGTTCATATCCAGCGCGGCGCTAGGTTCAACGTTGAGCGCGCGCGCGACTGTCGTGGCATAAGCGGCCGGATTGTTATTGCCGTCGCCAGCCGGCGCCCAGCGGTTGATGATGGCTTGCGGCGTGTTCAGGCCACGCCCAGCATATGACTGTAGCAAGCGGTCAGCCGCCGCAATGCCGTTGTCCATCGTATCAAAGCGCCCAAACCTGCCATCGCTGCCCTGATACCCAGGCTGCTCGCGCGTAAACGGGGCGTCAGTGATGTTAAGCGGGTTGTTGTTGCGATATCCGCGAGGAAGGTTAGAGCCGCCCCCATCTTGCGGCGGCGATAGCGGCTGCATGGTTATGGGCGGAGCCGCTGCCGGCTGAGCGGCCCCTCCCGCAAGCGCGCGCAGATCATTCATGTCACGTGTGCGCACCTGATCCTGATATTGCGCGACCCGCTTAAAATCCTCTTCTTCTCGCTGCTGTTCTTGGGTATCGGCCCGCGCCGCCAGTAGCCCGGCCAGCAAGCCAGACCCAGCCCGCGCCAGCGTGGCGCCTGTGCTGTAAACCGGCGTGGGGTTGTTCAGCCCGGCCATCATCTGCTCGGCCAAGCGCGACGATACAGATTGCCGCCGCCCCTGCTGGCGCGATTGCTGAAGCAGCTGCTGCGCAAGGATGTCGTTTTCGGCCATCAGTAGAGCCCCCCGGTCGGCGCTTGCCCGAGGTCATAGGTTTGCAGAGGCTGGCCCTTAAATTCGCCCATGCGGCTGCCGAGGTCCGGCCTTGCGCCGCCAAGCCGCTCCATAAAGCTGCGCCCATCCTCTGGGTTGCCCCGCATGCGCTTGAGCATATCGGCCATGGACGATGCCGACATGCCGCCCATAGCGCCACCAACGCCGTTAGAGGCCGCCCCGCTCATCTGCGGCATCTGCGGCACCCGAAGCTCCATGGTGCCGCCCATGGGCTGCATAGGCTGCTGCTGCGGGGCCTGCTGCGCCATCCGCTGGCGACGCTGCGCCATAGCCTGCACCAGCGCGCCATAGGGGTCGCCACCGCCGAAAGACATGCTCATGCCAGCGCTCCATAATTGACCTGCGCAAACCCATCAGGGCCCACCGTGACCGCATGCGGCGCCACCGCCGCCACATCGTCGGCCATGTAGCCAATGGCAGGCTCGCCCCAGAGGTATTCATATCGGTAGATCGGCAGCCCGTGAGAGCCGGTGCCAATACGCTCGGCGTTGCGCTTCAACCGGCGGTCAGAGAACGCCATCGCCGCCGCGCCCAACGCTTGGCCGCCAAACTGCCCAATCGCGGCATTATTGGCCCCCTGCCGCTGCAGGGCTGCGTTGTATTGCGAGTTTGCCGCCGCATAATTCTGCGCCACAATGCCCTGATAATCCGGCGCCTGGATTTGAACCTGCGGCACATTCTGAAACTGCGGATACTGTATCTGCTGGCCAGACAGCAGCGCCGCGGCCTCGTTGATTGGCTGGCCGCGCAGCGCGAGCTGCTGCTGCAGCGACTGTTGCACGCCTGCGTTGTTCAGCTGCGCCCGGCCGATATCCATGCCATACGCCTGCTGCTGCGCTTGATTGTTGAACTGCGCGCGCTGCGTGTACATGTCGGCAGCGCGCTGCGTTGTGTCGTTCGCAAACTGCGCGTTGCCCAGGTCCATACCGTATAGTTGCTGCACAGCCTGATTGCCAAAGCCAGCCCGCGCCAGATCGGATTGTGTTGCTTGACCCGTTGTTTGGTTGCGAAAGGCGGCGTTCGCTAGGTCAAGAGCGGACGCCTGGCCGGCTGCTTGATTGACAAACTGAGCACGGCCCATGTCCATGCCGTAGGCTTGTTGCAGCGCCTGGTTGCCAAAGCCTGCGCGGTCCATGAACATCTGCTGGCCCTGGCCGGCCGCCTGGTTGCCAAATTGCGCCCGAGCTAGGTCCGCTTGCGTAGCTTGCGCCGTCGCTTGATTGCCAAACTGTGCATTTGCCAAATCCATGCCGGACGCTTGGCCTGCGGCCTGATTTACAAATTGTGCTCGCGCCAAATCCGCTTGCGTTGCTTGGCCCGCTGCTTGATTGCGGAAAGCCGCATTAGCCAAGTCCATACCAGAACCCTGGCCTGCCGCCTGATTTTGAAACCCGGCCCGCGCTAGATCCATTTGCGCCGCTTGGCCAATCGCATTGTTGGCAAATTGACCGCGCTGCAAATCATTCGACATAATTTGGTTTGTCGCTTCGTTTGCGAACTGCCCACGCTGCAAGTCGTTGGACATTAGTTGTGCTGTCGCGTTACTTGCAAACTGCCCACGCTGTAGGTCGTTGGCCATATTTTGAGCAATCGCTTGGTTTCTCAAATTAGTCTGACCAAAACCCAAATTAAATATGCGGCTTTGTTCTTGGCCAGCATTAAGAATGGCGCCATAGCGCGCATCATTGGCCTGTTGCGCATAGTCGCGCATACCAGTCTCCCAGGCTTGCGAGCCCGGCGTAATGCCCTGATTTACTAACCGCGCTTCAAGTGCCGCACGTTGCGCTTCTAGTTGGGGGTTCATGCGCGCCAGAAGCGCCGCCTCTACATCCGAGCGGGCTTGGTTTGCGTCCCCAACACCAGTAAAATCAGCTCGTTGCGCGACATCTCCGGTGCGATCCTGTACGCTACGTTGCAGTTCTCCAGTGCGGTCCATAACCCCGCGTTGAACGTCGCCGGTGCGATCCTGTACGCTGAGCTGCAATTGGCCTGTGCGGTCCTGCACGCTTTGCTGCAATTGGCCAGTACGGTCTGTCACATTCTGCTGTAACTGACCATTCCGGTCTATGATGCCCTGTTGAAGTTGGCCCGTGCGATCAGAAACGCCCCGTTGCAATTGGCCATTGCGGTCCATGACGCTGGTTTGCAGCTGGCCCTCGTATTGGCCAGGGATGGCATAGTTTAGGCCGCCCGTTCGGTCCTGCACCCCTTGCTGCAACTGGCCAGTACGGTCGGTGACGCTTTGCTGGAGCTGGCCGTTGCGGTCCTGCACGCTCTGCTGAACCTGGCCAGTGCGGTCGGTAACGCTGCGCCGAAGATCGTTCTCATAAGTGCCAGGAAGATTATAGAAGAGCCCACCAGCGCGATCAGCCACGAGCGTTTGCACGCCCGGCCCCTGATACTGGAACGGCTGAGATAGGGCATTCTGCACCTGGCCAAGCTGCGACACTGCCGCCGTGCCATAAAGCTCCTGCGCCTGATTTGTCAGTTCAAGCTGGCGCTGCTGCGCCGGGGCTAGCGTCGTCGTGACGCGGGCGCGGTCGTTGCCGATGTCGTCATAGGTGACATTGCCGTAGGGCGTGACCTGATCCAGCCTGTTCATGCGCCCCTGTAGCCGGGCGGTCTCAGCATTGACCTGGCCCTGCGCCTGCGCCGTGGCGACGGGATCGGGTGCGGGCGGCGGCGATGGCGATTTCTTGCTCATTATCCGGCCTTTTTAAACAGCCGCGCGAAGCCACGCGCCGGCAATGACATCAGGACGCAGTGCCTTTTCGGCGCATAAAAATCAGGCATAATGCCTCGCTGGACAAAGCCGATCCCTTTGTTGAACCGCAGCGCGCGTGTGTTGCTATGCTCCACGCTCGCCACCACCCAGCGGCAACCCAGCTGCACAAAAGGATAGGCCAGCAGCTCACGAATAACGCCGCGCGTTGCCCAGCGCGGCGAGGTCGCGGCTATGCTCATCTCAATGCCCGCATAGGCAGGAAAGTAGTTATGGTAGACCACGCCCGCGATCAGCACCCCATCGCGCGCCACACCGATGGCGGCGCAGTCGGCCGGCGGGTCCATAATGTGCGGCATTTGAGCGGCCACCCACTCGGCCACCGCCCGGCTTTGACCATAAACCAGCGTCACAGCAGCCCGCCCGGCACATAAAGGACATTGGTGCCCACCCAGGCCACCCGGCCGGCTGCTCCCGTTTCCACTACCAAGCGCACGGCGCCAGTTCGCCCAATGCCACGCACGCCGCGCATTTCGTCGATCAGGATCAGTTCCAGCCAGGTCGCGCTATCCCAGCGCGCACTGTCCCACAATATGTCTCCAGCATCGGAACCGACCACCGCAGGCAACGCCGCAAAGGTGCGGTAATCCAGCGCAATATCCACGCCAAACGATGGCGCACCGGCCGCGCGCAGGATCGGCTGCACCCGGCGAAACATTTTCTTTTGAGGCCGCGATCCGAACGCATTGGGCGCCTGGATCGCAACCGCGTTAATCGTGGCCCCGTTATCGGTAGAGCCGTTGTCAAACAGGCAGACGCTATTGGTAGAGCCGAAATACGGCAGGCCGCCGATAAGCCCCCAGCAGCGCGCCGGCACGCCAGTAAAGCGCGAAGGCCCGCGCGTGATTGTGTTGAAGGCGAACTGGTCAAACGCTCCATAAGCGGTCGGCACATTAAAGATCGCCATGTTGCGCGCCGGATACAGGAAAGGCTCCCAGCCAAACGAACTGCCGTATTCCCGCGCCGCCGCCGTCACCGCTGCATTGATCTGGCGGGATACCGCTGCCGCGCTGCGCTGCGCTGCGTCCACTGGCAAAATCTGCGACAACAGGATGATGCCGTCTTCCGTGAACACGCAGAGGTCAGCGCCAAATTTCACCACACAGCGCCGCCCCAGCGGCCGGCCAATGCGGAACACACCCTGCAGGCCCCAGGTGCTGGCGCTGCTCGGGTCAGTGCCGGCGTAAATCAGCGCCTCACCCTCGCTGGTGATAAACACAGCCGTGTCATCAGCGCCCGCGCCACCGTCGCGCGACCAGGTGGCCATCGTCGAGATCGAGCCGCCCAAGGTCGCCACGCTCGTCAGGTCAAACCGCGTAGCAGCGCCCGCAATTGCGTTGGGTGCCAGATACCAGGCCACAAGCGAGTTGCGCTCGCCGGTCCACACCCGCCTCTGGTGCAGGCTGATCCATGCGAGGTTGGCCGGTGTCGGGCCGGTGATCGAGGCCGCAGTCACCACGCTGCCATTATAAAGGATTGGCGCGTCAGAGCCGTTCACCGCTAGAATGAAATGACCGCCGGCAGTCGTCACCTGCACATATTGCCAGCGCGCCGAGGTGAAGCCCACGGCTATGGCCGTCCCAACAGTCCCCGCTGTGGTGGCATCAAAGATCGACCCACCGGCCGCCGCCGCCAGCCTATCGCCACCATTCGGCGGCCGATATGCGAAAAGCGTGTCCACCGTGTCGGTAAAGCCTGTGACGTGGCTGGTGTAACCCCCGCGCGTCTCCACCCGGTCAGGCTCGCAGAACCAGTTATCCAAACGCACGGCATTCTGCGCCGGCATGTCCGCAATGGCGTTGAGAACGTCCCACCCACCAACAGGGGCCGGCAGAGAAGCCGCGCGAACGTCCGCCATCAGTAGTAGTACCCGATATTGCCATCCGGTCCAGGCTCGCCGCTAAAGCGCCGCGATCCGCCAAAGATGTCGCTCACCATTAGGATGCGCGGCGCGTTGCGGTCGGCCCGCATTTCGCGCGTCAAGCGCTTTTCAAACTCAGCCTTGGCCCCTTGCCAGGGCTGGCCGTCCGCCTCAAGGAACCGGGCAATCAGGCCCAGCGTCACCAGCTCTTCCGACAGATTGGACAGATCGGTGTCAGCCGCCCACGCCGTCTGATCCACACCCGCGGCCGAGCGGCAGAAGGCCACGCTCTGATATTCAAATGCGACAGTGAGGCCAGCCGGCGGCGCAGGCCAGATCAGCAGCGCATCATCACGCCGCGTGAACCATCGCATCGGTCCGGCATAACCAGCCATTAGCGGCGAGTTTCTGCGGGATTGGTATTCGGTCGGGCTCATCTGGCCCGAAATGAAAATGTTGTTGGTCCGGTCCCATAGCGTTTCCGGTGACATGCGATGGAAGTCCGCCGGAAAAACGCCAGGCTGCGCCTCGGCCGCCACGGTCGTGAATGTCACCTCGCGCCGCAGCGCCTGCCATGGCGCGCGCGTGGCAAGGTCGGAACACACCCGACCAGCCATCCGCAGCATGCGCTGCGCGTCAACGTCTGGATTACCAAACACAACAGTCGGGCGCACGTCGAGGCCGATATCGTCGGCCACCGCCTGGCAAATCGTAAGAAGGCTCACGCCTCAGCCGCCTTTGGCGGCCGCCCACGGCGCTTGGGCGCGTCCGGGGTATCCTCACCCGCCTCTAGCTCCACAGGCGGCTCAGCAAGGCTCCTGTAGCCCTGTGCGCGGGCGTCCTGCTCCTGCTCAGCATTCTGCACCGTGACGCAGGCGTCCAGATCGTCCCAGCCGCGCAGATAGAGCGCTTTTGGAAATTCGATATACGGCATTTGATCCTCCAAGAAAAAAGAGCGGGGGCCGAAACCCCCGCCCAGCCGACTAGGGCGCGAAGCCCGTAAGCGTGCCGCTTTCGGGGCGAACCACGAAAACGGTGTAAGCAGTCGCCGCCGATGGATCGAGCGCGCCGGCCGTGCTGTTCATAAACCGCAGGCCGATAGTGTTGGCCGCCGTCACGCGGGCGCCGGTCACGCCCAGGCCCGCGTTCAAGGTTGCGGTGCCGACGGACGGCGTGTTCACGAACACCATATCGCCAGGGAGAACCCCTGGCGCGGTAAACGTCTGCTCTGCCGAAATATTGGCCGCGACAGACGCCACGTCGATGCTGATGGTAAACACGCCAGCGGCAAGGATATTGCCGCCAATGGTTGAGACTGCCATGTGCGCGCCCCCCCCTTAGTTCGAGAGGATGCGGCAGGCCAGCTCGGGGCGCTGCGCCACATAGCCATACAGCACGTCCAGGCGGGTGATGTAGCGCGCGTTGACGCTGTCAAAGTCCCGGATCATGCGCATGGAAATGCCGTCCATCACGCTGCGGTAGGCCATGTCGGTGCCCTTGGGCATCGGCAGGTCAGCCGTAGCGAAGGTGAACGCATCCTTGTGGAACGCCAGGCTCGGTTTGTAGACGGCCGAGGCGCCGCCCACTTTCACCACCGCGCCGCCGTTGGTCGGGCTGGCGGAGACGTTTTGACGGGCGGTAGAGGTCACGATGGCAGGCGCAATGGTCAGGTTGCCAGCGCCGCCGGCATAAGCCGCCGTGATGACAAACTGCTGCAGCACGCCCGTGTCCGCCTTGGTTTCAGGATGGACGCGGTTGCAACCGGCGAAGGTAATGACGTCGCCCACGGCAAAGGTCGTGGAACCGGTAGCGACGGTGATGCTGGAGCCGGTCTGCGATGCACCGTTCACCGTGTAGGTGGTGGCCGATGCGGCGGTGCCGGTCGTCGAGGTCGGGATCAGCGTGTTTTCGTAGAAGTCGAAACCACCCATCCGGCCGATCATGCCCTCACGGTATTGCTGCTTGATTGCCGTGCTATCCTGAAAGAGGCCCTTGGTGGCTTCCAAGAAATCCACGCGGTCGGTGGTATTCAGGATGATGTTGCGGTCGCTCGGCGGCGCCAGCGCGTCAGTCAGCGCCTTGCCGGCCAGGTTCACGTTGCGGGTGCCGATGGCAGTGCCCACGTTGTTCACCGCCTGATAGACGCTGTTGCACATGGAGAGCGCGTCGTTCTCAATGTGCGAGGCCAGCACCGCCATGGCGGGCTTGATGTGGCGCTCGGTGAAATCTTCCACCTTCAGGGTCAGGTCCTGATCGGAGAAGTTCATGTCCACACCGCGATAGCGGTTGACCTGCAGGCTCACCGACTGCTCGGTGATGGCCGGGGCAGACCAGGTGCTGCCGGTGCGAACCGTGTACTGGTTCGGCAGGCGGATGCGCAGCGTGTCACCGATCTGCGCGCCAGCATTGGCGAACGAACTGTCATACTGGCGGTCAATGTTGCCGATGAAGTTCAGGTTTTGGTGCAAGACCACAAGCGCCTTGCGCGTGATCTTGTCAACAGTAAGAAGTGTATTCGACATGCGTTTACGCGGGGCGCTTCACAGCGCTCCGTTCCCTATCTGTGTCAGGCGGCCCGCTCTTAGCGGCGCATCGCCTTGACGGTTTTGGACATTTCGAAGCGATAATACTCGTCGTCGCTCATCTGGTCGGGAGACTTGACCGAAGCGCCGGTTGACTTCCCGCTGACGGCACGAACCGGAGCCGAGGGAGCAGCGTTAGGCTTTGCCGCAGTTGCGGCTTTGGTGGATGCGTGCAGTTTGTCGTACTGCATTGCTTTCCAAGCGAACTCCGCGGTAATCGGATTGAGCGGCCACTTCTGCGCGTCCTGCTCGCTTATGCCGGCCTTCACCGCATATTCGATCATTTGGCGCTCTGCGGCCTGGTCAAATCCCCGCACAGTTTTGGCAATACGCGCCCGGCCAGCTTCCGCAAGCGTGGCAACTGCGCGCTGCTCTTCTGCGGTCATGGCTTGTTCGTAATGCGAAACTGCATTGACCTGGCGGTTAAACTCACCGCGCTTGATGGCAATCTCGTCACTGATCCAGCGGGCTTGGTCCGGGTTGGACTGCCGCAACTGGCGCAAGTCGATCTGCTCAAGCTGCTGAAGCTCTTTCAGTAGAGCCTCGCCCGCATAAAACGCAGTCCTAGCCTCACCGCCCAGCGTTTGAAGTTTGCCGTACAGCTCGCGCTGCAGTTCAACCTCTTTGCGCTGCTCGGCGACTTCCTGCGTCTTGCGGGTGTAATCGCCCTGAATGTTCTTCGTGAACTCTTCGAGTTCAGTCCGAACCTCGTCAGGAATGGCGCTCTTCGCCACTTTGAGCGTTTTCGCGCCAAACGAAAGTTCGATCTCTTCGATCTCTTCCGGCTTGGCCTCGTCCTGCTCGTCGGCGCCTTCCGCGCCATCGTCCTGCATGCCGTAAGCGGGCGCCGCTACGTCGCGCAGGTCCTCGTCAACCGTTCCTGGTTGCCCAGCGGTCTCGATGGTCTCTGACATATTTATTCCGGTCTATCGGGCCGGGGTTGCCCCCGGCACTGAGAAAGCGGCGCTTCACAGCGCTGCGCGCCCGCACATGCGGACGTGTCGTCACCCCTGGGGCATCTGCCCCGGCGGCATTCCTGGGGGCATGCCCTGCGGCATCCCCTGCATTGGTTGTGGCATCATGCCCGGGGGCATCCCAGGCGGCCCTTGCGGCTGCGGAGGCTGCGGCGGCGGGAATTTCCGCGCGGCCTGCGGCATCATCTCGGCCAGCACCTGATAGGGCAGGCCCATCTCCATACCCTTGGCAAACTGCAGCACCTGGATGCGTTCAGACGCCTTGTCGGCGCCCGGCCAGTCCATATTCTGCACCACCAGATCGCCCAGCGCCTCGGCGGCCGGCGGATACGACCGCATCAGCTCCGTCATGGCCGCCACGCTCTCTTCGCGCTGCGTCTGGTAGTTTGGCCCCACCTTAACCGTCACATCGTACTTGCCGGCGGCCAAGTTATAGATCTTGCCGTCTGGGTCTTCCGCGCTGGGCGGCGAGCCCACAGCAGCCGTCACCCGCTCCACCCGCTGCTTCTCGTCGTCGCCCAGGATTTGGATGGTCTGGCGCTCGCTGTAGATGCTCGGGATAATCTCGATCAGCACCCGGCCGGCGTATTGAATGGCGCGGCTCATGTTGTCGATAAAATGGAACGTGCCGGTGTCGCTTTCGCGCTGCCGCGCCATAATCGCCCGGCCGCTCGTCTCATTGCCGCGCGCGCCAAGCGCCGCGTCATAGATGCCCGTTACCGCCTTCATGTCGTCTTGCGCATTCAGCGCTTCCTGCAGCGCACCAGCCGGCACGCCAGAAAACGGGATGCGCTGCGGCATCGGCCCCATGGCCGGGTCATACTCAAGATATGCGTGGTTGCGGGTGTTTGCCGTCTCCCACTTCAGCACCTCATCGGGCGGGATGCTGCCGGTCGCCACCAGCCACGGCGCGCGCGGCGCCAACATCACCAGCTCAGTCGAAGCACTGCGCCAAGCGTTGAACATGACCTGACTGTCGCGCGCATCGCGGATCAGGCTGCGGAAATGCCGCTTGCCGCGGTAAATCACCTCTTCACCCCAGACAGGGCAAATCGGGATCATGGTGCCAGGCCATTTCTCTTCGCTCAGCACCTCAACCGCGTTGATGACGCGCCGCGTCACGTCAAAATAGGTTGCCTCGCGCTCGCCGTTGACCGCCAGCCCCTGAAACGCCAGCGTTTCCTTCATCGGCAGCATCAGGCCGGGGCCGATCTGCACCAGCTCGTCCATCTGGTCCGCGCGCATTACGCGGCCGTCAGTCAGCCGCAGGATTTTGCGCTTTCGCTCTTCGCGCAGCCAGTATTCGGCCACGCGGATGCGCTCTTCGTCTACCCAGTCTTCCATGCCCTCGCCCTGGCCTTCGCGCCAGTCGGAAGCATGGTCGGCCTTGGGGTAACGGCGCTTAAACTCGTCGTCAGTCAGCAGATCAGAGACGAATGCGAAACCCCAATCGCTGGCGTCAAACTGCGTGCTGGACACGTCCCAATGCACTGAGAACGGATTGGCAACCCGCTCAATCCGCGCCTCTTGATCAAAACTCTCAGGGTTGCAGTAGTCGGTCGTGATGCGGAAAAACCCAAAGCCGCAGCTGGCCGCGTTGTCGATTGCCGTATCATAGGCCAGGGCCGCGTTACTGCCGCGCTCAATGGCCCGGATCAGCCCACCAATCACCTGCGCCGTGTCATAGTCCGCGCCACCGTCCACCGGATGCACGCTGATGCTGGGCTTATTCTGGCGCGCGTCGTTGACCACGCGGCGGATGAATGTCGGCAGCCGGTTGACCGTCAGGCAGGGCCGGCCTTCTTCTTCACGGGCGCGGCGGTCCTTGTCTTTCCACTGATCGCCCAACCTAGCGAATTTGATGTCCTCAAGCGCCAGCTCGCGAATATGCGCGCTACCTTCCGCACTGAAGCGATACTGCTCTAGCGCGTCCTCAATGATGTCGTCAGGCATGCGATGCCGGGGCGCTTCACAGCGTGCCGGTCCCTCGTTAGGGCTTTGCTAATTCCGCAAAAGCCGCATTTTCCGCCGCGTCGTAGAGCATCTGCATGCGCTCAGCCGTCGCGTTCATCTCGTCCATCTGCCGCACCAAAGCCGCCGCAGCCGCCCACATGGACGGGGGCAGCCAAGCCACCTGCTTGCCGTCAGCAGTCACGCCGTAGCGGATGCCGGCATGCACAATGCGCAGCGGTGCCGGCGCCATCATCCCATCCAACTCACTGGCGCGCGCTCTCGCTCGCGCGGCTTGGCCTTCGCCCGGTTGATTGCCGGAAATAGTTCCGTAAAGCCCCAGACCATGGCGTCCACCCGGTCAGGCGATCCATCGCCCTCGTACCCGCCGGCGGTCATCTGGCAATTATGCGTAAGAATGCCGTTTGCGTAATATTCAGGCAAATACCCGTCAGCCACACTTAAGTTGTAAACGGGCACGCTTTCGGATAGCGCGGACAACACACGTATTTCCGCAATACTGCGCTGGGACGGCTCGAACTGTTCTAGTTTTGGCGCCGCAGACAACGCAGACGCCTGTGCTCCCGGGGCCAAACACGTCAAAACCGACACGCCTGTGCTCTGCGTGGTGCTCAGCCCGCGTAAGGGCGACCAAGTTCTCAGGCAAGTTATTGCCTGGGTTATCATCGCGGTGATGCACGTCAAGGCCCGGCGCAAGCGGCCCAATATGGGCCTCGTAAACGGCTCGGTGCAGTAATTTTCCCTTGGCGTGCCTGTAATGACCGGCGCGCATCCTGTGATACCACTTTCCCCGCCACGCAATGGGCGCGCCATACACCCCCAATTGGGGCTTTCGAGCAGGCAGTCCGTATGCCGCACAGTCGCGGCACTCACAAACTCGCCACGAAGCGGTAAGAAGATCGGATGACATGCAGTGACCTTCAATCGTGATTGAAATGTCGCTATCTCGACAATCTCAGTTGCTGATCCAGTCCGACCCACCCACTTGATTGGGGCAAAGCCGTTCCTTGTCAGCACTTTATCACAAACTGTCACCTGATCAATTGTTATTTGTCCTCGTTCAGTTTCAATCAGCGTGCCGGCCGCCACGCACATCTGATCCTCCAGCCGCTGGAACGTGCCCACATGGCTAATCCGATCCAGGCTATAGAGCGCCGCGATAGGCTCGGCCCGCACATGCTTGCCGCGCGTGGCCACCACCTCGATGATCCGCAGATGCGGCCGCACCGTGCGCAACGTCTGGGCGCACATGTCGCCGCCCTGGTTGCGCTCGATCACAATGGCATCCGCGCCGAACTCGTCCAGCGCCGCCACCGCCCGCCCTGCCCACTGCATGGGCGATCCGCGCAGGCTGTAATCCGCCAGCAGGTAGCCGCGCCCATCCGCACCGATGCCGACGACCACGATGCCATGCTCGTCGCTGCCGGCCTCGTTCGACACGGCCGGATCCACACTTACCAGAATGCGCGACATCTCCGGCATGTCCTGCCGGCGATTGCGGTGCAGCATCAGGCGATCCCAGATGGCACCAATGGCCACAGGCTCATAAGCGCCCAGCCAGATATGCCCATACCGCGCCGGCTTGGTCCGCTCGTCATATTCACGCTCGGCCTCAAGCTCGACCGGAAAAAACGGGTTATCGCTATAGTTGACCTGGCGCACGATAGCGTCCGGCGGCGGCGTAATGCCACGCAGCAGCTCGTCCACCGGATCGGCCGCACTGCGCGGGTTCCAGCTAAACCACAGCTCCGAGCCTGGCGCGCGGATCGTCGGCCGCAGCAGCTCCATCGACCTGGCCGAAAGGCTCTGCGCCTCTTCCGCCCATGCCACATGAAAACCCTCAAGCGACTTCACGCTCTCGGCCGTGTGATCCTGCAGGCCCTGGAAGACGATCACGCCGCCCCCCGGCGTGCCGATCTCCGTGGCCTTCACGTCAAACTTGCCGCCAACGCCTAGGGCGGAAATTTTATCCTCAATCAGCCGCTTTACGCTGTCCTTCAAGCTCTTTTGCACCTCACGAACGCAAACGATCCGGCTGCCAGGCTGCATGATGCAACGCTCTACCACCGCCTCCGCAAAGAAATGGCTCTTGCCGCTTCCTCGGCCCCCAAACGCCCCTTTGTACCTACTCGGCCGCAGAAACGGCTGAAACGCTCGCGGCGTCTGAATGTCCATTTGGCCCCTTCGGGTCGATAATGATGCGCCGGATCACGAGCGGCGCGTCCGCGTCACCGGCCACAGTCAGCTTGTCGCCCACTTTGCCCAGCACCCGGTCGATGATGTTGCTCGCGGCCTGCAGCGCGCGTTGGTCTGTGATGTCGCCGGCAATGCCGATGACCGTCTGCACCGCCAGCGGCAGCGCATCTTCCAGGGCTGCGCGCGCCTGCGCCTGCTTGCCCTGGCCGTCTTTCACGCCGTCAGGGCGGCCCTGGCCCTGCCCTGCGCCTTGCTTGCCGGCGCCCTTGGCAGCGCCACCCCAGCCGGCGCCGTTACCTCGGCGCGTGGTGGATGAGGCCGCCATATCAGCAGCCCGCGCCGCCCTTTTTGCCGCCCTTGGGCATGGGTTTCTTGGCCATGTTCGCCTCCTGATCTGTTGAAAACTGCCCGGCTTCGGTCCATGCGGCCCTCATGCACCGGCCCGCCGCTTGACGCTTGCACGCTGGATCGAGGGATACGCCGCGCCGGGCAGCAGCGTGTGGAGAAGGGCCGGAATAGCAAAAAGCCCGGCAGCCTTTCCAGGCTCCGGGCGTGCAAAATCGACTTGAGAAGTTGACTGCCACGGGACGGCGTGGGCTGTCAAGCGCTAATCTTCCTCCGACCACGGCAGCACGTCATAGCGCGCGGCCAGCGCGTCCAGCTTGTCCAGCCCAGCGCAGAGCTGCTCCAGATCGTGCAGGACCACACCCTCGCCGCGCAGCACCTTGCTGATGAGGTGCGACTGCTTGGCCGACATGCGCGCCATCTCGTCGCGGTAGATCGTCATGAAACACACGGCCCCAGCGTCCTGGCCGTGCACCCGGTCAGAGTAGCGCGCGGATGTCGCAGGATCGAGGCCCGCCGCGCGGAAAACGTACAGCAGCGCCGAGGCGTTCTGATGCTGCTGCTGGGTCAGCACGCCATGACCGGCCATCTGGTCGATCAGATGCTGGTCGCCATGCGTCGCCGGCAGCCGGTAGGCCGCGTGACGCTGCAGCCCCCCATGCTCGCCGCGCATCACCAGCGTGATGGGCATCGCTCCGCGCGCAATCGCCTGGCGCATGCCGGGCTCGACCGGCGTAGGCTTTCGGTGCTGCTTGCTCATGCTTTCACCCTCATGTCAGCCCAGCGGGATGCCAGGCGCGTGTAGAATGCCGCTGTAGCGCTCCCTGAGCGCCGCTGAGCGCCCTCTGGCGCTCGTCTGGTAGGGGAGGTGCAGAGACGTGCCGCAAGCCCCTGGCGGGGCCGCGCGCGTGTTTGTTTGTGGACGAACGATCGGCACAAACCGCGATTGCATTAGAGCCGCTGCCGGGGCCTTTCATTAGGCTGCAATCAAGGAAATTCGGCCATGACCGCCGTGGCCTGCGGTTGCTTCAACCATGGGCAAAAGCTCTGTCGCGTGATTGAGGCTGAATTGCAAAGCCTGCTTTGCGTCCCGCGTCCACGAATAAACCGGCGCGCCATCAATCTCGACCATACCCTTCAGAAACATCGTGGCCATTTCAGGCGCCAGCTTAAACGCGAGCATCCACTTCATTTTCTTGCTCATTGGACAGCCTCGGCCAGCTCCGGAAAATCCGCCTCCAGCTTGGCAATCCTGATCCGCGCCGCCTCGGCCATGAGCCCGCCGCGCGCCAGCTGCTCGCGGTAGCCGGCCAGCAGGACTGCGGGATGGGCCGGGCGAGCGGCGGCCGTGACGGCGGCTGCGCGCTTGGGGGCCTTCATCGCGGCCAGCGCGGCCTGCTGCTCTGGCGTCAGGGCGAACGGGGCGGCGTCGGGCTCTGACTTGGCCGGCGCGCTGGTGGGCCGGCTTGCGATGGCGCGCAAGGCCCGCAGCTTGGCGGCGAGCCTGTTGGCCTCGGGCTGGACGATGGCCATCACGTCAGCGGCCGCCGGAAAAAACGCGCTGGCCGCCATCAAATCCCGCAGCGCATCGGGGCCAAACGCCTGGCGCGGGATGCGGTCAGCGGCGAACGAAACCGCCATGGCCCAGGCTGCGATGTCGCCGGCGGATTGCGGGTTGCGACATGCGGCGTTGAGCGGGCCAATCCAGGCCGCGATGTCGTCAGCGCTGGCCGGCATCATGGCGGCCTGGGCAGCGCGGGCCATGCGCTCGGCCTCGGCGGCCAGGTGCGGAGCGATGGGCTGGACGGGCTGACGGCCTGCGTCCGGGTGCGCTGCTGGCCTGCGCAGTTCGGCATCCACGGCCATGGCGAGCGGCTGGGACAGGGCCGGCAGGCGGGTGACGGCGTTCATTGCGGCAGCTCCTCGGCAAAGCTCTCAAGGTCGAAAATCGGGCGCACGTTTTGGAAATTTGCCAGGGCGGCGGCGCGTAGGCCGGTGTTGGCGGGCTGGCGCTGCGGGCTGTGTCTCAGCCCAACACGGGCCTGGATCGCCGCCACAACCCACGCCGAGGGATCAGCCGGGCGGCTTACCTCGGCCTCGGCCAGCACCAGCCCGAGCAGCGCAGCATCGTCGCCGGCATCCCGCAGCCAGCGGCCCAGCATCGCCCGGCATGCAGCCGGCGGCTTCCCGGTCAGCCGGACGGCCCGATCCAAGCCCTCTCGGAAAAGCGCTGTTCTGGCGTCTGGAGCAGCCGAGGCTGGCCCGGCCGGCGTCGTCGGCGCAGCCGGCGAAAGCCCTGAGCGAAGCGAAGGTTCTTTTACTTCTGAAGGTGGAGATGGAGATGAAGATGTAGAGCCGTCACTTTGATCTTCACCACGCCGCCGGCTGGGTGAAGGGTCAGGTGCGCCCCCAGCAGGTGGCAAGGTGTCTTGTTTGGTGCCACCAAACCGGGAAGACGCACCTGCATTCTGCCTGACGTATTCGTCGCGCAGCATGCGGCTAGAATACCAGATCGGCCCCGGTTGGGTGGCAAGCAGGGTGATGGGCTCGCCATCCTTCCGGCCGCTGCGTGGGGTGTAAACCATGGGCTCGCACTCGCCTGCGTCGCAGCCCTTCAACACGCCTTTAGCGGCCAGTTCCTTGAGCAGCGCCATCGGGCAGCCCAGCGCCTGCGCGATCTCCTTCAGCGTCCAGCCCAGCGTGCCGTAACGGTCGCTGTCGTGCATGAGGCAGATCACCTCCACCCACACGCCGCGCGCCGCCCAGGAGCATCGCCGCAAGTTGGAATTGTTGCGCCAATTATCAGGGTAAAATTGGAACGATGGGCGGCTCATTCGCAAGCCTCCGCATCCCTAAGTTTCCCCCAGCAAACTCCGCAAAAATACTTAAACACGCGGCTGCCATAGGCGGGGCCACCACATGCAATTTCCGCTGCATGAAGGACACCATGGAAGCCCAGTTTCTCAATGAACCGCTTGACGCTGAGGAGTGAATCACGCGGCACCGTATCCTGGCCGGGATAAAGCAGCGCCAACACACACCACGCCTCCTCCTCAATGCGCAGGCGCCGGGCCTCCATCACCTCGGCGTAGCCGCGCAACTGCGCCTCACGCTCGCTCACTTCCGCCGCTTTATCGGCAAGCGACTGAGGCGCCACATGCAGGCTGCCAGCACCCTTGCCCCGATTGCACTCAAAGCAGGCGGTAACTAGGTTTTCAATTTCACTGCCGCCACCAAGCGCCACAGGCGTGATGTGGTCGCATTCCAGCACAACAGCCGGCGGATGCGCGCCGCAGTATTGGCAGATGAACCCATCGCGCTTGAACACGTCAAAGCGCAGTTTTAGGGACACGGGTTGACGTTCGCTCATGCCGTCACCTCACAAATTTTGGCTTCGATTTCGGACGTGATCCGCGCGGCCTGCGGATCGCTCTGCATCCGCGCTGCGTGCTTGCGCTGGCCGCTCAGGACTGTGGTATGGTCCCGCCGCAGCACGCGCCCGATGGTCGGGTAGGAGTGCAGCGTGTGGTGCCGGGCGAGCCAGTAGAGGCACAGCCTGGCGCGCACGATTTCGCCACTCAGACGCTCGCTCACGAGGTCGGCAGTGCTGACGCCGTAGGCTTCCGACACATGCCGGGCCAGCTCGCGCAGCGGCACCGTGCGGACTTGGATTTCATCCATTGCGGGGGTTCCTCTTGCGGGGTTTTGGCGCTGGCGCATCGGTCGCCCACACGCGGATCAGGGCGCCATCAGCCTCGGCGCGGGTGTCGTCCACGCTCAGCTCCAGCCGGCGCAGCATGCGGTCATTCTGCACGGCACCACCGGCCTGCAGGGCATCGCAAATCGCCTTGACACTGTTGTCTGGGTCGCGCCTGGTGGCCGGCAGCACGATGGAGCAGCCAAACCACTGGGCTTGGTCGCCACCGGCCTGGACGGCCACCAGAACGGCCGCATCAGCCATCCAGGCGCGATATTCCGGGCTCTTGCGCATCTGGCCGCGCATCATGCGCCACATGCGGTTAGCGGATGGCGGCAGGGGCAGCGTTATCTGGATCACCGAAACCGCCTGACAGGCCGGTATGGCGCCTTCGCCTTTGGAGGCGGACACCATTTCCGCAAAAGCGCCTCAGTGATCCCCAGCGTGTAAGCCGCAGCGGCATAGGCCCCGCCATAGCTGGCCAGCGTGGCCCTCCAGCGGTTGAGCGTGTCTGTGTCGGGCGCACTCATTCGCCGCCCCCCAGCCACCAAGCGACGGCACCGCACGCGATCAAAGTAGCAGCCGCGCCAAAGGCAAATCCGGCGATGAGGTCCAAGCTGCTCATATTCTGATGCCCCCCATGATCGCTTGGCACAGCATCACGGCCCGGGCCGTCTGCATGGCCTCAAGGCAGTCATGGCCGCCGCCATAGACGTGTTGTGCAGAGCAGCGGCTGCATGTGAGGACGGGCAGGAACGCAACCATGCGAGGCAAAGAGCCCCCGGCCGCCGTTGGCGCAGCGACCGGGGCAGTTTGCGCGGGAGCAGCGCTCACCGCCTCGCCCGGTGGGAAGGACTCCCGGGAAGCTTGTTCAAAGGCCATGCGGCCCCCGGTCATCTTTCCGGAAATCGCGCTCGGCCGAGACGCTCGCCCACCAAAGCAGCGCGCCGGGGATGGCCGCGCCGATTACCGCGCCGATTGTGATGCCCAGCCAGATCATGGCTTAGCCCCGCAGCCGGGCAACGCAGCGCAACGCCGCCTCGGCGATGTCGTCGCATCGCTCACTGAGCCAAATCAACGCCGAGGCGATTATCAGCAAGTAAGGCGTCATGGCTCTCCAGGGCGCGCAGCTCTGCACGCAGTTGTGCCGACCGCTGCCGGGAAAATTCCAGGCGGGCGGCTACGGCTGTTTCAGTCGGAATGGTGGCGCCGCTGGTGACGCCCTGCGCCAGCTTGCGCGCCGTATCAGGCTTGATGCCGAGCATGGCAGCGACGAGAAAAAGCCCGCGCTTGTAGCCATGCACTGCACACGCGAGCGTGACAGCGGCGGCGGCGTCATTGCCATTGCGGGGCATAGCGTTTTGCTCGCTCATGCCTGCATTCTCTCGGCATGGACATGCGCCTTTCGAGCAACAAAACCCCTGTAAATGCTGAGCAATTCAAGGTCAGTGCCGCGATGACCGCTCTGCCGCAGGCTGGCGACGGCGCTGCGCTCGCAGTCGGTCATATTCAGGCCCAGCCGCACCTCGGGAGCTGGGCGTCGCCTTGGCTCGGGCGCGGTAATCCGGACCTCTACCCGCTTAACGGGCGGCAGCTCGCCGGCGTTGATCGCCGCGCGAACAATATCCGTGAGCGTGCCCATGCCGCGCCCGGTGTGAGCGCGGATTTCTTCAAAGCTGCGCAGCTCTCGCCGCATAGCAATGATCGTTTCGCGCTCTGCGGCGGTAATTGGCCGGTTGGCCGGCTTAAGCGGCGCCACTTGGCCAATGCGGATCAAGTAGGACCGCGCATAGCCCACCGCCGACACAGACATGCCAACGCGCGCGGCAATGGCCGCCGGGGGCTCGGTGGGATTGGCCCGGATGATGGCGCGCAGTTCAAGGTGGTTCATGGCGTGGCGCTCGCAAACGCGGCGGCCAGGTCCGGGTTGAGCTTTGCTGGTGAAATGCCAGTGGCCTCAGAAACGCTAATCACCCGCACCGCAGGAACGCCGTTCCTCCATGACGAATAGGTCCGAACGCTGATGCCGAGACTTTTGCAGAGCGCTGTCACGCCGCCGGCCGTCGCCACTGCTGCCGCTAAAGGATGTTCACTCATGGCGACGATAAATGGCAAATTATTTGCCATACCGCAAGCCTATTTTTTGCCACCCCGCCGAGACGGAACTACGGCAAACAGTTTGCCTATGACCAGCAGCCTGCACATGGCCCGAGTGGCCGAAAGACTCAGATTATTTATGGAGCTTCGCGGCGTCAAAACCGTTGAGGCGGCAAAATTCCTTGGCGTGACGACAAGCAAGTTTGGAAACTGGACGGGCGGCAGAGCCTACCCGAACGAGTACCTCATGACTCTGTTTTGCGCTCGATATGGCATGACAATGGACTACCTTTATCGGGGCATGACTTTTGGCCTGCCTGGCGACGTGGCGGACGATTTGGCCAGGGCAGAAGCGGAAATTTCGGCGGCTTCACCGGAGCGGCCTGTCCCGGCACCCGCCATCGGACCGAAATCATAACGCAACCCCCGCTATTGGATTATATGCTTCCGGGGGGGGGGGGGGGGATTATCATCCTGGTAAATTGCGCTTTTCCCATGATGGCTTCACAATATTTTAGCAAATTGCGCTAAGGCAACACAAAAATGTGACGTGCGGCATTTTTTTGATAGTGGCAATTTTTTTGCTAAAACCGCTTGCGTAACGGCAAATTAGTTGCCATAAAGCCTCCATCGCAACACCGACGATGGAGGCCCCGATGTCCTACCCCGACGATTTCCGCGCCGATCACCCGGCCAGCCCTTACGCCTTTGACGCCGATTACAGCGAGACGCCCACCGAGCGCTTCTCCGCTGCCGCGCTCCGCCTGGAGAGCCTCTGCGGCCTGCTCAATGAGGTCTGGGACCAGCGCTCTGACATCGCCAGCGGCTGCGGCGGCGATGAGCTTGTGGCCGAGGTCGCGGCGGCATTGGAGGCCGCGCTGGCCCCGCTGCGTAGCCGCATCGACACCTTTATCAGCAACTGCGAGATCAACACCCGGATCGACGACGACCGCAGCGACGCTGTTTTCCAGCGCGGCGTTGCTGCGCTGAACGCGCTGATCCAGGGGCGCGCAGCATGAGCGCGACCGTCATCCGCTTTCCCGACCCGATCCGCATTCCGCCGATCCCCGCCGGCGCCGTCATGGTGCGCGATGAGCGCCCGCTGCTGGGCGACATGGCCGCCACGCAGCGCACCGCCACCCTGATCCGCCGCGCCGGCGCCGATCTGCCGCTGAAGCATCAATACACCGCCACGGCCTGGCTGTCTGAGGCGGTGATCGCTCTCGGCATCAATGACGTGACCGACGCCATGCGCTGCCTGGACATGGCCGCCCGCGCCTGGAAGGGCGAGGTATGAGCATCCTTGCCATGATCGCAGAGACGGCCGAGGCGCACGCGGATAGCGCCGCCTTGCCGTTTGCCGTCCGCGCCGCGCTGGCCAGGGTCGCCACGGCCGAGGACGCCCCTACCGCCGCCGCTGCGCTGGGTGACGCCATTGCTATGGCCGAGGCCATGGCCACCGGCATTGAGGCCGCCTGCAAAGACATGCGCGAGCGCTTCGCCATGGTCCTGCAGGAGCTGCCCAGCAAGGTGCTGCCGATCGAGGGCAAGCACCACACCTACACGATCAGCGCCGCCCGCGATGGCGTGCGCATCACCGACATCGACGCCATTCCGGCCGAGCTGATGCGGCAACCGCCGCCGAGCCCCGATAAGGCGGCAATCCTCAAGCTGCTGAACGCCGGCACGCCCGTCGCCGGTTGCACCCTATCAAATGGCGGGGCGCCAAGTCTCCGCATCAACGCAAGGAAATCAACATGAGCCTGACAACCCGCATGGGCAACGCGCTTGCCCCCAGCAACTTCTCCGAAGCCCAGCACTTTGCCACGATGCTGGCCAACAGCGACATGGTGCCAAAGGATTTTCGAGGAAAACCCGGCAACGTCATGGTGGCAATGCAGTGGGGCGCGGAAATTGGCCTTGGCCCGCTACAGGCTATCCAGAACATTGCGGTCATCAATGGCCGGCCCAGCGTCTGGGGCGACGCCGCCATTGCTCTGGCCCGCTCGCATCCGGCCTGCGAATACATCACCGAAGGCGTCGAGGGCGAGGGCGAGGCCCGCTTTGGGTGGTGCGAAACCAAGCGCCGAGGCGCACCCAAGGCCGAGCGCCGCACCTTCTCTGTGGCCGATGCCAAGAAGGCGGCGCTGTGGGGCAAGCAAGGCCCGTGGCAGCAATACCCCGACCGGATGATGCAGTTGCGGGCGCGCGGCTTCCTGCTGCGCGACGTTTACGCCGACGCCATGCGCGGCCTGATTACGCAGGAAGAGGCGCAGGACATGCCGGCCGAACCCATGCCCCCCGCACGCGGCCCCACGGTTGACGCTGCGGCGCCTTATGTGCGCCAGGCGGCACCTGTCCAGGCAGAGGACAGCACGCCGCTGCAGCGCCTGACGCGCGACGCCACGCTGGTGACGGACCCGTCTCTCGACCGCTGGGTAATGGCGGTTAAGCGCACCATGCAGGCATTGGCCGGCGAGGGCTGGGACGCGCTGAGCGCCTGGTGGGCGACGATGGCCCCGCACGTTGAGAACGTCCGCGCAAACCATGACGCCGACGCCGCTCAGCACGTTGAGGACCAGCTGATGGAAGCGCTGGAGGTGGCTGCGGCCGTCAAGCAAGAGGTGGCGGCATGACCGACGAAGAGTTCCGCGCCATCATCGCCGCTGGCCCGGCCGTGGTCATGGTCGAAAGCCGCCACATGATTGCGCTGCTTGATGAGCGGGATGGCCTGCGGGAGGCGCTGCGCGGAATCGCCGCAAACGCTGCCATGCCGGGCGATGCGGTAGAGCAACGCCGCGCCCTCTGGCGCATGGCCCGCGCTGCCCTCACGCCAGAGGCCGATCATTCTGCCGACGCCGGGAAAATGATCGCCCCGGAGCATGAGTCATGAGCGAACCAGCAAAAGACGAAGCCGACCTTGTCGAGTGCATGGCCAAGGCGATGCAAGATTCGGTTTATAGGGGGCAATCCAAGTGGGAGTACACCAGCAAAGTTGAGCGGTACTATCGTGAGGCGGAAGCGGAAGCCGCCCTCACCGCAATCCGCGCGGCAGGGTGGGCTGTGGTGCCTGTTGAGCCAACTGATAAAATGCTGGAAGCGGTTCTTCGCGCAGATTGGGCTTCTCACACTGATCTGCTTTGGGCTGATGGATATCGGATCATGCTCGCAGCAGCGCCGGGGGTGAAGCCATGAGCGGTTGGCCCGACCCCGACAAGCCCGGCGTGCCGTTGAACCAGGATGTCACGGGCGAACATTACATTGCTGATTCAGTCGCCCTTTGGGTTGCTGACCTGAAAAAATGGGCAATTATCGGAAGCTCAAAATTGCAGACCCCCGAATTGTTGGCCGGTCAATCCTGGGCAGAGTACATTGGGCCATGCCCAACTTCCGCTGAAGCAGACGCCCTCCGCGCCGAGAACGCGCGGCTGCGGGAAGCGCTGAAGAACCTACTCGACCGCGACGAACGCCACACATGCCAGCACGAAGAAACGCACCGTGGCGGGTTTCTCTGGGAAATTTGCGATTGCTGCGGAGCCAAGTGGGCGGATGATATGGGCGGAAAAACAGAGTGGAAAGACCCGCCTGAATGGGTGGCGGCCCGCGCAGCCTTGGAGGTGAAGCCATGAGCGCGCGCCAGACCCGCGCCGAGGTGGCGCGCGAATACCGCATCCATCCCCGCACGCTGCACCGCCTAGAAAAAGACTACGGCATTCCCGTACTGCGGCCAGGCCGAGCCGTGATTTATGATGCCATCGCTATTGCCGCACTGGAGGACGCATGCCGCTTAAAGTCGGAGCCCGCGAGGGCCGTGAAGGTCTCTGGATCACCGGCACCGTTACGCCCGCCGGCTCGACAGAAGGGGTCAGGATACGCCGCAGAGCTGGCAGCGATGACCGCCGAACAGCAAATGAGGAAGCCGCCGCGCTTACCGCGCAAATCCTCCGCGATGCCTACCATGGGCCGCGTCGTGGCACTCGGTCGTGGGTAGAGGCCAGCGCCAGCTATCGCCAGTTTGAACAGCGCAGCAAAGGCACACTTGACCTACTGGCGCGGCTGCTGCGGCATTTTCGAGAGACGCCGCTCAGCGCCATTGGCCAGGCTGAAGTGGACAGAGCATGTCGCGCGCTGCTGCGGCCGCATGCCAGCCCAGCGACCAAGCTGCGAAATGTGATCGTGCCGATTAGGGCCGTAATGACCCACGCAGCGCGGCGGGGCTGGTGCGATATGCCGCACTTTGAGGCGCCGAGGCAGCCCAAAAGCCGCACGCCATGCCTATTGCCGGCAGAGGTAGAGGGGCTGCGCCAGGCCGCGCCCAGGCTGGCGCCGCTCATTACATGGTATGTGGCCACCGGCTGCCGGCGCGGGGAAACCTACCTGCTGGACTGGGCAGACGTGGATTTGCGGGGTGGCATCGCCCGCCTATGGCCCGACACCACCAAGGCCGGCACGCAACGCATCGTGCGCCTGGTGCCCGCAGTCGTGGCGATGCTGGCCAGCCTGCCGCATAGGGAGGGGCCAGTGTTCGGCGCCGTTGACATCAAGAAGTCGCTGGCCACTGCCGCGCGCAATGCCGAGGTAGAGCTGCGCGGCGTGCATGACCTGCGCCACACCTGGGCATCCTGGCATTACGCTATTGAGCGGGATTTGATGCTGCTGCGCACTGAGGGCGGCTGGGCCACAGTGCAGCAGGTCGAGACATATGCGCACCTTATGCCAGCGGGGCACGAAGGCGAGATCCGCAGGATCTGGGGGCTGGTGCCGAATGTTCAGAGCCGAAAAATGGCGGGCTGATTTGAGCCAAAAAGGCAGATTTAGACACCAAATCCAGCAAGCCACAATAAAGCTATTAATTTTCAGGGGCTTGCGGGTCGCGCTGTCTCCCTTACCAAGGGAGTGCTCTACCACTGAGCTACGGCAGCGAACGAGGGATTTCCTAGCGATATGGCTGGGAACTGGCAACCCCTACCATGACAAGAAATGCAGAACAGGAACGGAACGCACCGCCGCCGCTGACACCTGGCAGACACCAAGATTCACGCCGTGTTCTTTTGGGCCGGCCTCGGATCGCCTGGCAGCCGGGGCCAGTCGTCCAGGCTTTTAATCTCCGCCCAGGCCCGACGCTTGGCCTCGGCCGCGCTGTAGCCGCTGGCGTATGCGGCCTCAGTCCAGCGGCGGCGGATCAGCCCCAGCAACGGCACGCCGGCGGCCATGCGGTATTTCCGCATCTGGTAGGCGGCCTCGCCCCATTGCTTGTGGTCCACCATGAATTTTAGGCTACCGCCCCATCGCCGGATGTCGCCCAAATTGTTGGCCATGAGGATCAGCGCCGCAGCCCAGCGCGCCGGCAACCCCTGCGGGAACGCCTCGGCCACCAGCCGGGCAGCGTGCTGCAGATCGCGCTCGGCCATAGCCTCGGCCTGCGCCTGGGTGATTACGCCCGTGGCTGGCGTGACAGGCTTGCCGGCCAGGTCGCGCGTGCTGCCATAGCCGATTGTCCAGACGCCGCCGGCATCCGTATACGGCTTGAACTGCAGCCCTTCCAGCGCGTGCGACAGCTCAAGCGCCTCGGCCGGCACACCGCCCGTCCATGGTAGCGTGGCAGCGCCCAGGATGTCGGAGCCCGGCGGCGGGGCCTTGCCCCGGATAGTGGCAAGCGCCCAGGATAGTAGCCTCATCGGCACACCTCTCTATTATACGCCCGATCCGCCGCCATCGCCTGCATCATGCTGGTGATGGCCGGTCGGCCTTCGATCTCCACCGCCGCCTGAGCCTGCTGCGCGGCTGGAAATTCCGACACCCGAGGGCAGGGCCGGCTAGAAATGCCCGGCGCGCAGGCGGTCAGCAGCACTATCGCGCTCAGCAGCGCGAGCAGCGGTTTCGGCTTCATGTCGTCGCTCCTGTTCATGTCGCGCGGCTTCCACCGCCACCGCCTGCCGCGCGTCGTGCGCCGCATCCACACGCAGCCAGGCCAGCGCAGCCATCACAGCCATGGCCGCACCCACCGCGATGCCCACGCGCAGCGGCACCAAGGCCAGCAGCGCCATCATGGCTTGCCGCCGTCCGGCAGCATCACGCCGGCCACGCCAGCGGCCAGGGCGAGCCACGCCCAGGGCGGCGGCAGCATATAGCTTGCCATCACCACCCCCAAAACCGCGTTCCAGCTGCTGGCCTCGCACAGGCGGGCCTTCAGATATGCCTTCATTCGTCGTCGTCTCCCATCAGCATCAAAAGCTGTGCATGCGCGAGCATCCCGGCAAACATGATCGGGCTGGTGTTTGAGTCGCCGATGGGCACCACATGCAGTGCGCCCTCGTCATCGAGGTATGTCAGCAGCGCGACGGTTGCGCCGCGCTCTACAGCGGCCTCTGCGGCGGCGTAGAGCGGGCTGCGGGAAACGGACTTGCTCATGCCGCCACCGCCGGCACTCGCACCCGTGGGCGCCGCAGCCAAGTCAGGTAGCGTGCCGCCTCCTCCACATCCGAAAAGCAGGTCATCCGCCCAGTTGCTGGGTCGCAGACGGCAACGATGGAATGGCCGCGATCCTGCGCCTGGCCATAGCCAAGATTGGCGGCATAGGTGTCGGCCACCTTGTAGCCCTTGGCCCGCGCCAGCCATGACACGCGGCCAGTATGTTCGTCCTGCTGCTCTGCCAGGCCAAAACAATGGCGGTGCGCAGCAATGAACAGGTCAGCATCATGCCCGGTAAGGGCCGCCCGTTTCCCCGGTGCATGCAGCCTGTTCCATGTGCTGCTGCCGGGAAAATCGTGCGCGGCCCAGATGCGCCAAACCTGATCGCCGCACCGGACTTGGAATTTCGCCTGCCAATCCGCCATGACAGCGTGGCCGCGCGACATCCAGCGCAATGGGCTGCCGGCGCCATGCCACAGGTCATGGTTGCCAAGCAGCATCAACAGCCAAAATTCCTTGCCAAGTATCCACTCAGCAAACCGCCAGCCCTGGGCCTTGGTCGTGGCCTGTTCGCCATACAAGCGCTCAAGCCGGCCCACCCAGGCATTTACCCAGTCACCCATCCCGACACCAAACATGCCGGGCGTGCGCTCAATCAGCGCGACATGCCGGCGCAATAGGGAAATGTCGCATCCATCGTCGTCGCCGTGCGGGTCGCCCACAAAAACCAGAGCGAACGGCGCGTTTTCGGTGATTGTAAACTCCATCCACTCGCGAGCATCGCCGGCCGCCTTCTTGCGGGCAAACTCACTTTCCCGGCGGTCAAGCCACGCCTCAATATCCTCTGAGGCATCCGCCAGTTCTGGTGGCGTAAAGCGCGGCTGCTCTTTATACGCCTTGGCCGAAAAGGCCGAGCGCAGCACGTCATCCCAGCCAAAACGCCTGATGCCTTCGTGATAGCGGTGTTTGACGGTTTCTCGATGCTCATCCAATTTGCGAGCTGCGGCCGCTAATGTGCCGGTCGTGGCTACAGCCTCCCATGCCTCACGGCACAGGGCTTCCGGTAGAGATTTCGGTGCCATCGGGAACTCCACAAAATACGCCATTGGCGTAATTTAGGATGGACAAAACTGCGCCATTGGCATATTGGAGCCACATGGATATCATTCCGATGCCCCGCTTCATGAAAGACATGCAGCGGATGGGCGCAAACGCTAGGGACATGGACCGCCTCATGCAGGCTATTGCTCAAAATCCTCAGGCGGGCGACGTGGTTCCTGGCCTGGACGGTCTGCGCAAGCTGCGCTTCGCCTTGGGCAACAAAGGCAAGCGCGGCGGTGGCCGTGCCGTCTACGTGCTGATCATGGCCCGCGATACGGCCTTTATGATCCGCGCCTACTCAAAGGCTGAGCAAACCGATTTGACTCCTGACCAACGCAAGAACGCACTGGCGCTCATAAAGGAACTGACCGATGGCAATGGATGAGGCTGAGCCAACTTTCGCTGACGGCCTGATTGAGGGATTGCAGGAAGCTGTGGCGTGGAAGCGGGGCGAACTGGCGCTTGAGGTCGTTCATGTTGACCCGATGCCAGCTTACCGCATCCGCGCCATCCGGCGAAAGGCGGCCCGCTCCACCAGGGACTTTGAGACCCAATTTGGCATTCCGGCAGCGACGATGAACAACTGGGAGCAGGGGCGCCGAAAGCCAGACCCGGCAGCGCGCGTGCTGCTGCAGGTTATTGAGAAGAACCCCGACGCGGTGCGCCAGGCTCTCGCTCCCGAAGCCTGATCACCGCCCGCGGTAAACCCGCCCAGTCGCGCGCAGCCTTACGGCCCGTCAATTTTCTCGCGCAGCCTGTCCACGGCGATAGTCAGGGCATGGACGGCCTCAGAATTGGCCGCAGCGATGTTGCGCCACTCGCGCATCTCTTCCCGCAGCGTGCGCCAAAGGACGGTGCAGGCGACGCTGAGGATCAGGACGACAACCGGGCTGCTCTCAGCGATCCTATTCAGGAGGCTAAGGTCGCCCGGGCTCACAGCGCGGCCCCTGCCCGGAACAGGTCGTCCACCTGCTCACCAGTCAGGCCCAGCCCCTCCTGCGCGCCGGCAATAAGCGGGCTGTCCCGCCGCACTTCGATGCAGTATTCCCACGCCTCTTGCGCGTCGTCCGGCTGGGTTGCGATCCAGGCGTTGACGGCATTTAGAAGATCAGCAGCACGCAGCGCGCGGCGAGCCTGTAGCGGCGTAATGGCCTCGGGCACAGGCGCAGGCGGGACGGGCTTTGGCTCCCACCCGCTGCCTGTCCAGCGGCAGCCAATTTCGCAGCCGGCCGTGGCCTCGCGCTTGGTTAGGCCCTCGCCGGGCTCCCAGCTGTCGTCGGCCACTGCGATGTTGATGACGACGCTGCCCGCGTCGAGGATGGCGTAATTCATTATGTCAGCCCCCAGATGCGCATTGCGCCCGCTGCACCTGCGCCAGATGCCGTGCCGGTTACTGTTGCCCCGCCACCGCCGCCCGGCTGAGTGCCGGCCGTGCCCGAAGAAGCAACGGACGCAGCGCCGCCGTTTCCTCCGTAAATACTTGTTCCAGCAGCTAAAATTGCCGAAGCGGCAGTAATACTTCCGCCGGCAGCCCCGCCAAAAACACTTGTCCCAGACGCAATAGTATTATTAGCTGCCGATCCACCGTAAACTGCACTATTGAGGGCCGCCGTAGAGCCACTAGTAGCACCCTCAAAACCAAACGCTTGTCGCCCAGTACTGTTAGATGTACTGAATATACCTCCGCCTCTATAATGAGCATCTTTAGGCCCGTAAACTGTCACAAGTGAGCCAAGCGTCGTGTCTCCACCAAAATTTCCATTTGTATTGGCAGCGGTCACAGCAACGCCGCCCGCGCCAATTGTCACCGTCTCTGTCGTTCCAACCGTACTAGCAAGAAGAAGAAAATCACCACACCCGCCGCCGCCGCCTCCGTAGGCACCGACGGTTGATCGCTTTTCGCCACTGCTGCCGCCACTCCACGCTCGCACACCAAATTGCAAATAACCTGGTGGCTTGGTAAATGTGCCGCTTGCGTCAAATTGCCTGGAAAATGGCTGCACCACTACAGACCGTAGCGCGGTGCCATCGCACTGGATTATCCGCACTTCGCCAGGATACACGATAAACGTGGCAAGGCCGTCAATCGTCTCAGCGCCGTTCGGGTCAAGCGTAATGTCTCCCGTGCCGCTGTTTCGGAGGTATATGCTCCACCCAGAACCAAGCGCCGTGCAAGCCGCAAATGTCTGCGTGAAAGTTCCAGACGTAACGTCAATCAAATAGCCGCGGTCTGAAGCAGTCAATAACGTGTTGCTGGTTCTTGCGACATATGGTATAATACCTATATTAACTGCTTGAGCTGCAGTTATGCTGGTTAACAAAAAGTCTGTGCCGTTATAAGCAATTTGAACCAAGGCGCCGGATGCAATATCGCCAGATTGCATTGCAGCGCCAGACTGGCGCTTGATCGTTTTAACGCCAGCAGAATTTATATTAATTGTGGGTGTTGTGGTTGCGTTGGTAGCTGATGCCACAAACTGGAACACTTGGCCCGTGGTATAGGACGCAATTGCTGGCGTTAACGTAAGCGTCAGCGCATCCGCTGTACCGCCCGCCGTTCCGCCCCACAACACGCCGCCAGAAGCGGCCTGCACTGCCGTCACGCTAGTCAGTAAAAAATCTGTTCCGTTGTACGCCGCCTGCACCAAGGCGCCAGATGGAATGTCGCCGGGCTGTATCGTGGCGCCATTTTGCCGCTTGATTGATTTTGCGCCCAGCGAATTGACGTTTATTGTAGGCGTCGTGGTGGCGTTAGCTGCGGATGCCACAAACTGAAAAACCTGCCCCGTGACATAGGCGGTAATGGCCGGCGTCAGCGTGATCGTCAGCGCATCCGCCGTGCCGCCGGCCGTGCCGCCCCACAAAAGCGCGCCGTCTTGCACCTGGGCGGTCGTGGGATACAGCGCGCGCGTCGTGCTGGCAGTATGGGCCAGCGCAGTCACATAATCCGCCTGCGTGGCGTTCCAGGCCGTGCTGCTGATGGTGGTATTCGTCACCGCAGGATTGAAGGTATTGCTCGGCGCCGTATAGACGCCGGTGGACGCGGAACGGGGCATCAATTACCTCATGCAAAAAGCCCGCGCACCCGGTAGGATGGCAGGCATGGAACCGGCTGTGTTTATTCTAAGGGGCGCTGGCGCCCTTGTTATGGCTCTTGCGGGGGCTGCTCTAGCGCGCCTGCTGTTCGGGTAGTCTGCCGCAACGCCGCGCCGGTCGCCGCGCGCTGCAGCTGCTGAACGCCATTCAGCTCCAAGCGCGTCACCACCCGCTGCATGGCCTCCGGGGTGGCCCGTGCGAGGATCATCTGGGCGAACTCGGGATCGGTCATGGATCGCGTCAGCATGTCGCGCATGGCCGCCTCTGGTGTCGCGTATGCAATCTTGAGCAACCCACCCAGGCTGCCAAACTGCCTCGCCGTGGGATTATCCGAGTTAATCATGCCATTGCTCACCCGTGACAGCATATTGGCCACGCTCATGTTCTGCGCGGTCTGGCTGTTGCGCGTGGCGCCGGTGTTTGCCGCCATGCTGCCCTCTGCAAAATCGGAGGCGATGCGCGAAAGCTGCTGATATTGGTGTGGCTCAAAAAGCTCCTGGGCAATGCGGTTGTTGTCTCTCACAAAATCATTGAATTTTTTGATGTTTAAACCGAGCTGCGTATTTCCGCCTGAATTGGTAAACACAGCCGTGGTTTGAGCCGCCTTCATCATATTTTCAACAAACTGCCCGCGCAGCGCGCTCATCATATTGCGGTGCTGCTCAAGCAACACATCCGGGTTGACGTTGGGGTTGCGTGCCGTGCGGGCGTCGTCAATGCCTTGAAGGCTGGACCGCACCACTTGGCGCACAGCGTCGGGGCTGCTGAGCGCTTGGCGTGGGACAGCTTCGTTGGAAGCCATGGGGGCGCCGAAACGGTCATTGCGCATG